ACCCCGGATCAAATGAAGATCCTCGAGGCCGCAGTTCCTAATACTGGGGAGGCCGCATGATCTACGTTGACTTAGACCAGGGCACCCCCGAGTGGGAAAACTGGCGTGACGAGCACTGGGGAGCCTCTGACGCGAACAAGCTGATGGGCTCCGCATCTGATCGCGAAAAGCTGCTGCATGAAAAGGCGACCGGGGAAAAGGAGCAGTTCAACGACATCGTGCTGGCGCTGTTTGAGAAGGGTCACAGGGCGGAAGCCGCCGCCCGGCCGATCGTCGAGCAGTACCTAGTGCAGATGGATCCAGAGAACAGTTCGTATTACCTCCCCTGGAGTAAAGGCGAGAGCTTTTTGCTTCCCCGCTGCGGAGTGGTTGAGCCCGCGGAGTTTCCAGAGGATCAGCCGGAGGAAGTGCGCGACACACTAGCAGTCAAGCTGTCGGCGTCTTTCGATGGTATCACCTGGGATGGGAGGGTGATCTGGGAGCACAAGCTCGCGAACAAGAAGCTCATTGCTGCGCTAGACGAGGGGCGAGTTCCCGATACCCACTACTGGCAACTGGAGCACCAGCTCCTGGTCTCCGGTGCCGAGAAGGCGATTATGTGCTGCTCTGACGGCACTGCCGACAATATGCACATGGCTTGGTACACATCGAAGCCAGAGCGCAGAGCCAAGCTGATCGACGCCTGGATGCAGTTTGCTAAAGACCTCGACGCTTACCTACCGCCCATGGACGCCAGCGAGCTCGAGGAGTTCCTCTCCCTCGAGAATCGCCGGAGCCTGATTGCCGAGCAGATGGCCGATCTCAAAAAGCAGGACGAGATCATCAAGGCCGAGATGCTGTCCTGGCACGCGGCTAACGCGCATCGCCGGCAAAAGGTGCAGGGGCGCGAGTGGCAGATCGTCCCGATTAAGGGCCGCAGCTCTATTTGTTGGGAGAAAGCATTTAAAACCGAAGCGCCGCACATCGATCTGGAAAAGTATCGAGTGCATGGCGAGGACAGTGTTCAAGTAAGGAGAATGAAATGACCGTTAATACTGCAATTCTGATCGGCAACCTGGGTAGCGACCCGGAAGTAAAAGAGCTACCGAGTGGGGCCCGGGTGGCCAACGTCAGCCTAGCGACTACAGAGCGCTGGAAGGATAAGAACGGTGAGCGCCAAGAGAAAACAACCTGGCACGACTTGGTGTTTTGGAATCAGCAAGCCGACATCGTAACCCAATACTGCAAAAAGGGCTCGAAACTCTACGTTGAAGGATCGATCGACAAGCGTAAGTCCGACCAGGGCGGTTACTTCACAGACATCAAAGTTAAAAACTTTCAGTTCCTTGATGCCAAAGGCTCCAGCTCTAGCGACTCAGAACCCAGCCAGGGCTCAGCGTTCGCAGACGAAGATATCCCGTTCTAGGAGGCAGTCATGCACGACCTAAGTATTGCAAAGCGTATAGACGCTGACCGCCGAAAGCTCGACAGAGCGATCGAGCGAAGTCACCGGGAGTTGGACGGGGATCACGACATGGTGGACAGCCCCGCCCACTACCATATTGCCGGCGTCGAGGTGGTTGATATCCAGCGTGAGGTAGTCCCGCACTATGACGGGATGATGGCCTTCCACGTCGGTTGCGTCATCAAGTACATCCTGCGGAGCCCGTTCAAAGGCGCGGCTCTCCAGGATCTCGAGAAGGCCCACAAGCATTTGTCCTGGGCCATCCAAGCTGGCTACAGCGGTGATTAAAACCAGAGCGGACGTAATCCGCTGGGCCAACGTGCTCATCCACCATCACTTTGTTCATGCCGGAGAAGATGAAGCAGCGCCAGAGCACATCAAGGTGGATCCCGCCGAGCTAATCCAGGTCGCCATTGCCCTCGAGACTGAGGGCTTTGGCTTACCCACTTCATTCGACAAACCAAATGACTGACAACATGACAACGAAAGACTGCCCCTCATGCGGGAAGGTTGCAGCCGAAGTGATTTCGTATGCCCGCAGCGACAAGCCGGAAGGCGTGAGGATCGGATGGTATTGCAGCTTTTGCCGCAACTGGGATCCGGCGATCGGCAGAGAGAGGAAGGTCAAATGACAGAAACGCCAGGTCAACTCGATGGAATGGACGAGCGCATAGTAGTGAACGGAGTCAGGTATCGCAAAGAAACTGACGAAGATTACAACTGCGTCGAAATACTACGGTACTGCGACCAGAATGGAGAAGGCACCATCGCCTTGTCTCAAAGGTTTTTGGATGAGCCCAATTTATTTAAAGCTGATGTTCTCCAAGACTGGATCGGAGAGCTCGCTTATGAATACAACAAGATACTAGAAGAGGGGCTTCTCTAAGTGGCTAACTTGATTGCACTAGATAAGTGGTGTGAAGATACTGGATTCCCAAAATCAACCTTCCGGGGATGGAAGGGGCGCTTACAGCAGGGCAAGCACTACTTCGTGCTTGGCAGAGTTACTTCCGTTGACCCAGAGGAAATCGACAAGTGGCTAAGGGACTTAGGTACAGAAAAGGAGCTTGGGAAGCCCAGGTTACAATCCACGGCCAAAGGTTCTACGAAAGATTCAAGTTCGCAAATAGTGACGCTGGACTTCGCAAAGCAATAGCCGCCTATGACGCTTGGATCAGCCGGCTATCTCACGGCGAACAGCGTTATGACTCCGCAGTACCCTTCGGCAACATCGCTCAAGCCTACCTAGACCAGTCCGATCTCAAGCCCTCCACCGGGCAGACCTACAAACAGATCCTCAATCAATACTGGATGCCGGCGCTGGCAACCAAGCCGATCTATACGATCCGGCCGTCTCACATCCGAGAGATCCTGGCCGGGCGCGAAGTCAGCCAGAAAACCAAACGCAATTCTCTAATCCCGCTGCGGGGAGTGTTTGACCTGGCGATCGAGGAGGAGCTGATCGCATCGAACCCGGTCGACGCAATCCGGCTAAAAAAGCACCAGAAGCCGCCGATCATGCGATTCACCCCGAAGGAAAAAGAATCTCTCCTGGCAAAGCTCGATGGGGATAATCTGTTCTTCTTCACGGTCGCCTTTGAGACCGGGATGAGAACGGGCGAGATCCTGGGGCTGAAGTGGGAGGACATCACGAACGATACGATCACGCTTACCCGGGCAATGGTGCGTAGGCGTATCACAGACCTCAAGACATCCAAGGTGCGGTCAGTGTATGTATCGCAGCGACTCCACAAAATCCTACACAACCACCCCAGAAGATTTGCCGGGGGTTATGTGTTCCGCAACCAATTCGACAGGCCCTGCCTCGATGCAGACAATTTTAATAAAGCCTGGAAGAAGGCGCTAAAGCAATGCCGCATGACTTATCGCCGGGCCTACATCTGCCGGCACACCAGGGCATCCGAAATGCTCATGGCCGGGGTCGAACCCGCATTTGCGGCCAAGCAGCTCGGTCACACCACAGAGATGTTTCTGAACACCTACGCCGACTGGATCTCAGGTGTAAAGGATCGAGATCAAGTCAATCTGCTCAACAATATTTAGGCCGTGCCCAAAATTTACAACCCCAAAAAACGCAGTAAGCTGTTGTTCTATATAGACTTAATCGGTTTTCGCGCCTAAATTTTTAACACTAATAGACCCCCAGCCCCTCTACTCTAGTATGGGTGGTGCGATTTCGGCGAAAAACCCTTGACTACCCCAGACCTGGGATGTGCCGGCAGACCCCTAGAAACTGCCGGCAGACACGCAGAAATGTGGCAAAAGGCGGGAAAAAAGCGGGATATATCGACGGCTAGATCGTAACTAGCTGATATATAAGAGGAAAAATGGCGGAGCGGACGGGACTCGAACTTGTGCGCTAGTGTTTTGTCATGCTCCGTCATGCTCCGTCATGCGCGTAATCACTGGGCTATCACACCAATATGAGCATAGCGACGCATGGCGAAGCATAAAAAGGCGGGAAAAAAAGGCGGGAAACAGACATAGAGCAGTGTCAGCATTGGGGTCACTTCCTGACACCGCAATTTGGTCGCCCAACTAACGAGCGACCACTTTTTTGTGGTGGCCCTGCACTCGCCGCATAGCGCGTCCTTGATCGGAACTCCTGCCTTGTTGCAGCGATAGCAGTGCAGCACGATTAGCTCCAGATCCAGAGGGCGATCAG